ATTCCATTTTCGGTAGTAAGCTACCTATCAGATCAAGTTCCAAGTTCGTCTTTGATTGTGGCTTTACTGAATCCCTTTTTGTAGCCACTTTAATTCAGGGAGTGATTCTAAGGACTTTGTGTTTGCCTAGTGAAATTTGCACCTGCCCTTACGCAATAAGTACATAATCCAAACCATAAGGGATTATATTATAAGCATGGTCATTATATTTTGCAAGTGGATTTTGAAGTTTTCATTATATTTCTCGTCTGGATTCCTACTTTGTTATATTTTTTGTTTGCATTATGTAAACTTTTTATTATATATTTACTACCATGAAACTAAATCATTTTAATTATAAAAAACTAAAAGACAAAATAAAGCAATCTGGATTGAAGTCTAATTATATATCTGAGGTTTTAGGCTTACATAGGATTACTCTCACTTTTTATTGTACAGGTCGTAGGAAACCACAAAAAGAAACCCTTAAAACAATAGCGAAATTATGTCGCTGTAAACTAGGAGATTTTTATGACACCCAAGAAGAATACGAAAAAAGCCGAGAACATTAATACTATTGTTCAGAATTATAATGACAGCTTGGATTTGAAAAGGCACGATCTATCTAATGGTCGGTGGTACGAATCTAAAGGCAAGTATTATATTTCTGTTACGAGTTTTGATTCTATTGTAACTAAAGGCGATAACTTTGATAATTGGCTAATGACACATGGATTTGATGCTATTAGAATAAGAGATGAAAAGGCTTTAGCAGGAACGATTGTTCACGCATATATAGATATGATGGTGCAAGGCGAAAAAGTAGATCTAAAACAAGGATTTACTTATAATGGTAGGCATTATAATTTTGGGTTGGATTCCGATGAAGAATAGAAAAGAAAAAATATATACAAACTATAGAAACTTCGTTAAAGAAAAAAACAGACTAAACTCTATACATCAGCCTTTCACAGAAAGAACAAGGCAATTTGCTGTAGAATACGCAGATAAGGTTATAGATCATGAGGGAGCGGGATTTGTAATGCACAGGGATAAAAGACCTGTTGATTTTTTTAGAAGATTATATCATATAAAATATGAAACAAAACTAAGGATATTGCCCTATGATACGAACCAGTGAAATAAGCAAGAGATTAATGGGATTTGAGAGGTTTTGGGAGGATTATAAGCCTATAACGTTTGCATCTGAGATACAATTACATCATAAAGACGTGCCATTTTGCGGGACTGCTGATTTTGTAGGTATGATTACTAATCCAAAAACTGAGAAGTCTGAGATTACCTTAGTTGATTATAAAACTGGAAACCCTTATAAAGTGCATCAGATTCAGCTATCTGCTTATGCGATGATCTGGAATAAATTATTTCCCAAGTATAAAATAACAAAGGTTGCGACCTTGCATTTAAAAGATACTTGGATTAAAAAGCCTACATACACGCTAAAGTATTATAATATTGATTATAATTTGGTCAAGAACGCCTATGATTTGTGGGTATGGAATAATAAAAGTGCTAAAGGTGATCCACCCACACCAAGATTTAAGAAAGAGTTTCCACTAAAATTTAGTATAAAGGGCAAAGATGTGGCATAGGAAAAACGAACCGCCAGAGCTAACGCCACAAGAAAGGAAAGAATTTAGATATTTTATTGACAATCTTATTTACGGAATGACACAAGTAAGACATAAAAATTGGGATAAGGTTAATTTTTACGAACATATGATTTATACTTTTAAAAAGCTAAACATGGAATCAGAGCAAAGAGAATTTCAACAAATTTTAAACAAGGAGAAAACAAATGAAAGTAACATATAAAACGGGCAAATTTACCGTAGAAGCTGAAGGAAGTTCAACTGAAGTATTTGAGCAGTTGGCATCTTTTGATAGCGTTTTTGGTAATTGCGTTAATAAAGCCAATGGCAGCGAAAATATTGGTTTTAGACATAGAGAGGTAGATGGAAATCATTATTATGAGTTATATGATAAAGATACATTCCACGTTCTTAAGTTTGGTAAAACTAAAAAAGACGGAAGTTTATTTCCAAGAAGGAAAGATGCTGATGGAAATTGGTTGCCAGATGGTGGTTGGGCGAAATTTGATCCCAACGCTCCAAATGTAAAGCAAGCTAAATCAGAGCCTGCTAAAGCTGATGGAGATATGCCCTTCTAATGAAGATAAAAATAGCCATAGAAAAAGATGGGAAGCAGTATTATGCCGATGGTGATAAGGTGTTTGCGTGGCTATTTGAAAGGTACACCAAATACCAGGGGACTAAAAGAAAGGATAAAATCTTGCCTTACGACTTAAGAGTGAATAACTTTTTTGATCAGATTGCACTTGAGGGAGCTTGGCTTTCTGATATGCGTAAGGCTTTCCCTGGTATTAATATTGAGAACGAACTTGAAAAGGCAAAGGCGTGGCTCTTGTCAAATAAATCACACAAGAAAGATTTGAAGAAGTTTTGTTATAATTGGATTTCTCGTGCAAATCCTACTATGATAGCAGAAGAAGAAAAAAACGAGGGGGAAATAAAAAGAAGGCAGAAAATGGCGGAAGCCTTTAAACGCATGGAGGCAAAGTATAAAAAATGAATGAAGTCGATAGATTAAAAGAGCAGATGTGTGTTCTATATGAAGCCCTACAGGTAGCGAGGGAGGGCTTAAAAATTTTAGCTGAAAACCCAATCGCAGCTAAAACTATTAAGGAAATAGATAAAATAACTAACAAAGTATTGGAGATTTAGCTATATTATTATGGCTACCCTTGAAGGTTTTTCCATTCCTTTCTTTCCTTCAATAGTTAATATTTTAACTTGGGTAGCCACTTTTTTATGTACGGAATCATCAAACAACTACCCCGAAGTGAAATTACTTGTCAGATGTGCAAGGATTATAAAATTACCGCCAAAAGATTTATTTATAGAACATTTGAAATTTTACCAAAAACTCCATCAGAAGATCTTGTTATATGTGAACCCTGTGCGATTAGAGAGTATGGCAATAAAAAGAAATTTAAGGAAGTGTTTAATAAATGACAGACCCTAGAGATTCTTTTAAAGAGGATTTAGAGGTCGGCAAAATTGCTGAAGAATATATATTAAAGGGAATTAGAAAGAAATACCCAAAGGCTAAAATAATGGAGGGGTATTTTAAAGAGTATGACATTATAATTCCAGAGATTAATCAGACTGTGGAAGTTAAGCAAGATAAAAAATCTCTTTATACTGGAAATTATGTTATTGAAGTCTCCTTTGGTGGAAAACAATCAGCATTATCTACCACCACCGCAGATTGGTGGGTGTTTTATGATGGTGAGTGCGAAGTTTGGATCAAGCCAGACAATATTTGGAAGGCTGTTAAGGGCTTGCCAATAAGAGAATTTGTAGGGAATGGAGATAGTAAGTCTAAAAGTGCTTATCTATGTCCAAAAGAGTATATTAGAATACAAGCAAGTAAAATAAGAGAGGTTAATTATGAGAGAACAAATGGAAAAACAATATCCTGAATGTACAAATGAATTATTGGATAATTTTGATAAAGCTTATAGTTTATGGTGTCGTAAACAGCACGATTACGGAGACTCTAATATCAGGCTGGGACTTGATCTAACTCCTTCCTCATCCGAATACTCGCACAACAACAGACTAGCCCAGCTTGGTATTGTTATTAGGATGCACGATAAACTTAGTAGATTAATGAACCTATATAAGAAAGACAAAGTGGATGCTTCTGCTGTCAATGAATCAATAGAAGATACTTGTATAGATGTGATGAATTATGCAAATATGTTGATGGTTTTAAGGAGCGGCAAATGGAGCAAGTAAGTTTTTATTCTAAAGATATAATTAAAACCTCAAAAAAGGATGACTGGGAAACGCCACAGGCTTTATTTGATAAATTAAATAATATTTACAAGTTTACCTTAGATCCATGTGCAACACACGAAAACGCCAAGTGTAAAAAATATTACACCAAAGAAGATAATGGCTTAAGTAAAGACTGGGGGGGGGAAATTGTTTTTATGAATCCACCTTATGGTAGAGATATAAAAATTTGGGTAAGAAAAGCATACCAAGAATCTCTAAATGGCGCAACTGTCGTTTGTTTGATTCCCGCAAGAACAGATACTAGCTATTGGCATGATTATATATTCCCAAATGCAAAAAATATAGAGTTTTTAAGGGGGAGATTGAAATTTGAAGTAAATGGTGCTGCAAAAGACCCAGCTCCATTCCCCTCAGCAATAATTATATTTGGCGATTCTTGTGAAACTTGTCACAATAAAGTATATAAAGTCTGTAATTGTAAGCCAGTTGTTAATAAATAGGAGAAGAAAATGAGTCATCCAAGTAAAGGAGTGATATGATATATTTAGTGAAAGCAGAAGAAACAAATTTATATAAAATTGGCTATACTAAAGGTCAAGTTAAAAATAGAGTTAAGGGATTACAAACAAGTTGTCCTCATAAACTATCTATAGTAAAGGAAGTGGATGGTTCTCTATCAAAAGAGAGGCAGTTGCACGAAATATTTGCAGAAAATAGGCAACAAGGGGAATGGTTTAAATTTAATGAAAAAACTTTAGAGAAAGTTTTTGATACTATGGAGGAATCTTACATTCATTATCAACAAGAAAACATAGAAGATATGAAGGGTTGGAGAGATAGGTACGAGGGATATATTAGAAAAGGCGATTGTACAATGTCAGACTTTATAGACCTTGCAATTTATGAAATTATGCTTGGTAGGAACGACATGGCTATACAAAGATTATTAGAATTTAATGAATTAGTTTTTACTCGAGCAAAGATTCGTGATATGCCACCATTAACCGAAAGAATATGGAGAAAGAAAAAATGAGTCACCCAAGTAAAGTTAAAGGAAATAAGTTTGAAAGAGATTGCTGCAAGAAAGCAGAGCTATATGAAATCCCAAGCAAAAGAGCGTGGGGTTCAGATGGCAGGTCAATGGGATTACATCAAGAAGTTGACATGGTTCTAGGTGATAAAAAATATAATGATGAGATGCACGTTCAATGCAAGATTAGAAAGCGACTTCCAAGCTATATATTCCCAAAAGATGATGCTATAGATAGCCAGCTAATTAGAGAGGATAGGGGCGAAACCTACATAGTGCTTAGGTATGATGATTATCTTGCAGAAATGCGTAGATATAGGCAGTTAAAAGACAGTTTAGAGCTATACGAGTCTACCAAACCTGAGTAAACTTTAAAGATATATCAAATACTCCATAAGCAACTTGAGTTATGCTTGTAGAATTTTGGTCTAGTTTAACTAAATAAAATTCATTCTTAGTATTATCTGGTTGGAATATGTGCTTTAAACTTCCACCTAAAGTTCTTGTTAGGTATGTTCCTACAATAGATTCTTCTTTTTTCATTCCAACACTAAGATTTATCCCATCTATATTAAGCAACCTCCAGCTAGTGCCAGCAGAATTTCCAGACATCACCGCATTAAACATATCTGTTTTATCTATATAGCTAAATTTCATCTCCCAAGATTTTCTTCCAGTAAATTGAGTTCCTTTATACTCATAGGAATCTGCCTGCGAGTTTGTAAATGGTGGAAGGTTGCCCCAATTAGGAGAACCAGTATGTCTTATATTTGTTAAATCTTTACCTGCTAAAGTTCTAGCTGTTGATATTCCATCATAACTTACAGATTGCTTTACGCTTAGATCTGGAGAATTTGGGAAATCTAAATATGTCCCGATAGAGAAACTTCCTATAGATAAAATTGTATCATTATAATTAAAATAACCATTGTCAGAAGGCTGTATTCTCATAGCAAAATTATCATAAGATTCAAATTGTGGGCTGATTGCAGCTATTATAAACCCATCAGAAGTCACATCTTCGCTAAAATTGCCAACTATAGAAGAAGATGAAAACATATCTCCTTGCTCTACGTCGTTATTTCCCCATGCACGAACTTTTAAAATATCTGCACTTGCAGTATTTAAGTTATGACCAAGAACTGCTGCGTAATTACTGCTAGATACTAATTTTTTAAATTCATCCCCACTATCATCAAATCTAATCTTGGAATAAATTTGAGTGGGAGCGTTATTTTGAGAGGTAAGGTCTATTGTGCTGGTTCTTAATGGGTCTAAATCCCACAATAATCTACTATCTACGCCCAACAAATCGTCTACCTGAATATCAGACAAATCACCGCCCAATTTAAAATTAAGGGTAGGCAAATCATAGGGTATCCCCATTGATCTTCCATATAATAAATTATCTATATATACTCTCGGTGTCCCAGGTACTGAGTGTGTTGTTTGTGAAAGTGTCATCTGCGTAGCCCTCTAATTTTTGGTGTTCTTTTTATTTTAATGCCCTTATATGGATAGCTAATACTTCTTCTTTTTTCATTATTACTGCTTATATGCGCATCATAATATTCCCAAGTATTGTTAATTTCCTCCCAATTATTACCTAATCTTCCCCAAGTGGAATCTTTTAATATTTTATTTGCTCTGTATTTTCCGTTTGAAGTATAACATATTGCTTTTTTAATATCAATCCAACCAGAATAATGAAACAAGGCATCATTTATTTGTGTTCCCCTGTTAAAGTATATAATAATTCTCTTATCTGTCATTTTGACTTTTTTTACTTCTACATCTAATTCTATTTGCATCTTACCAGAGTATTCTATAACTAGAATATTAATAAACCCCTTAGAGTCTAGCGTTACCATATTTTCATATTGTGTTAAAGTTACTCCCATTAATCTTCTTCCCAAAATTCATATTCAATAGAAAATCCAAAATCTACTACCCCACTCAGAGTATTAGAGATATATGAAAGTGCAATGGGATCTTCTTCACCAATTTGATAAAAACTTCCATCCCTCAGTATGGGATTACCCTGAGAGTCAATTCCCGAATCTCCATTGATTCTAATTAGAGTTTTGGTGGATGACTGCGTATACAGAGGACTACTTCCAAATCCCAATTCCCAAGACGATCCATCGAAAACCAACATAAGCCTATCATAGAAAAGCATTTGATTATTTGAAAGAGAATTGTATGCCGCTTGGCTTCTAATAGATATATGAGTTGTAACCCTTACTCCCGTTAAATAATATTCATCTGTGCTATTATTTGTCAATCCCATAAAATCTAACCAACTTTTTGAGTAAAAATCAGACCCTAAATAATGGTAATTATTAGTTACCTGAGTGCCATTATGGACATAAAATCTTAGCTCGCCTGAAGTTGTAGGTACAAATTGATGCAATCCCGCATCTGTATCATTAGTTTCATCATTTTGCGTACTCATCATCTCAAATGGCTCAAATTCAGCTTCTGGCACAACAGCCTGCCCATAAAGCGTTACACCTATGCCAGAATTAATAATAATACTGTAAGCCCCTTCTTGGTCTTGAAGGGTAAGCGCATCAAGATTCCATCCTGCATCGACATTCCCCCCTGCATCTAATCTTATTTCGTAGTAGTTAAGGTGATCTAAATTCCCAGGGAAAGATAATATTTTTTCAATAGAATTAACAACATAATTTCCCGCAGCGTTATACCAGATTTGAGACTCTGTAGCCCAAGGCTCTTGCAAAAGCATAGGAATAAATGTCATTACAGTGTCTACAATGCTTACCCCAGAATTAACCCAAGAATCGTAAAGTTCTTCGATGGTTTGACCAGTTTCATCTATTGGGGTATCTCTTAAAATTTGTATATTTATCTCATCGCTACCCGCATCATATCCTATTCGAATAACGCCCCAAGGGAATTCAAGTAATCCTCCAGCAGGGAATCCGACAGATGTATCGACTAATAAATCTCCAACAGGGTCTGGAGTTGGCGGTTGTAAGCCTGCAATCAATTCTTCTAATAGAGCAATATCATCTTCCGTAATCATTCCATCATTATTTAAATCTCCATTTGCTATTTGCTGAAATGTTAAAGTTTCATCTCCATCGAGATATGCTTGCGCCAAATCAACATCATCTTGAGTTATTGACAAGTAATTTAACCCCGTACCATCCCCAGTAACGTCTCCAGGGATTGTAGGCGCTGGTAACATAGCAAGCAAATCGTCGCTATTAACATAATTATCTTGATTCACATCTGCATTTAAAAGCTCAATATCATTTAAATCTTCATTTCCTAGTAGATATGATCTTAAAAGCTCGTAATCTGCCATCGTGTTTGCAACTCCATCATTATCAACATCACCTGGGGTTACTTCAATTTCTGGGTCTTCTGGCACGCTAGTTGTTTCTGGCGCATGATTTATTTGCATACATTCAATATCAACCCCATTTAAAGATTTACTTATAGATGTTATCATAAATTGCGGAAATATCTTTTGTTGCCATTCTTCATTAGTATTTGAAGGATATGGGAGATATTGGTCTACCGTAATGTCTAATCCGTAAGGCTTTACCCCTAATGGATTAGCTCTATTACCAGAGGAATCTACAAATTCAATATTATCCCCAACTTCTAATTCAAAACCATTGGAAAGGTTTGTGCTGAATTTGATAATTAGGTGCTGATTTTTATGTAAATTAAATAATTCATCTCTCAGCCTTAGCGCTGTTGATTCGTCTTGTATGTATTGAGCTTCATGCTCTATTAAATAAGTATCGCTTTTAGCAGCCTCATTTGATATTCCATAATAATTTAAGTAATGGGTTGCATTATCCCCAACCAGAAGGTTGCCATCTTCATCAACCCCGTCATGAGATCTATCTGGCGTTGTTTTGGTATATTCTTCTTTTATATAATCATATCCATATTTAATACGAGTTCTAAGCGCAACATCTTCTATTTTACTCCTATCGAAGGATATTTTAGTAATATAATCAACATTAATAGACTTATCTGGATTACTTTCATAGTCAAGAAATCCAATCGCTGTTGGAGCAGAATTTGACAAGCTTGTTTTGTAGAAAAAATTAGCATTGCTTGCAATCCTTTGCAGTATATCTGCTACTTTCTCTTTCTTGTTTATTGAAAAATCAAAAGAATATCTATAATCATCTATATTCTTGGATTGTAAACCCGAGTCAATGTATGGAATTTCTGTTAATATTAAGTCTTGCAGAACGCTGCTCGGTCTTGTTAGCAGACTCTTTGCTCCAGAGGAAATTTTTTCATCTTGTCCAATTATTTGTAAATGAGTATCTTGTGACCCAATATTTCCAGACATTTCATCTAAAGAAGATAAGGCATCTGTGAAACCCTCTATTTCTTCGCCTACATCAATACTATTCAATGTTGGGATAGCGGCACTTGTTTGAATTTTCCTTGCATAAACAAGCTTTACATTTTTGCCCAGAAAAGTATAGTCATCGGGATAGCTTTGCTCAACAGTATCTCTAAATAAATTTCCATTTAGATATAACTGATAAATCATGAAACTATCTGAATCTACAATGTGTCTCATATTAGATAACTCTAAATCAAATAAATAATTTACTTCTCCAATACTATCAATAGAAGAATAGCTATGCTCAAATTGAATCATAAGTTCATGCTTTTGCCCATCTATCATCTTGTATCTTAATCTGTCTTTAGTTAAATAGTCCAACAAAAACATTAGAACCAAATCATCGTATTCTTGCCTATGGCTTGGATTTTGACCGCCACATTGCTTATTTTCGCTATAATATTGCAATTCCATATTACTAATTTCATAAACCCTACCATTAGGAAAATACGGATTATACTTACCCTTGGCATTTAAGAAGAATTTATTATTAAAGGCTTCCGCTTGATACCAAGTTCTTTTAAGTTGCATTCCAGAAAACTCGCCATATATGTCAATATCAAGCTCATCTGAAGCAGCAGTTCCTAAAACCGTTGGATTTACATTCATAACCAAAGATTTTACGTCATGTGTGGGGTATTGCTCTATAAAATCTCCCCTCAACCTCCATTGATTTGTTTCTTGGTCATCCGCCCCATTGTTAGGGACATTGAATGAGTGCCTATAATCCGTAAGTATACCAGTTTCATCGACTGGCACATTCTCAAATTCAAATCTGTATGGACACATTGCATTTAATGCCTTAGAATGTTCCTCTAAATCTTCAGCATCCTTAAGACCTTGGATCTCATCATCTGATATATCGTTTGTTCCACCGCTAATAATTTTATCTATTAAGGCTATCGCTTGAGAAGATTGCCAATATTCCGAACCATCGACATTCCAACTTTCTATCCCATAAGTAAAGTCAGCCTTTCCTGGGAAAAAATTTAAATGCAAATCAAATCGACTAGATACGTTAGGAATCATTTGTATTTTATAGCCACCCATTAAATGAAAGTCAGATGGGGCTTCTCTACCAAATGGGTCTTTCCATACATCTGCATCACAAGCCAATTCTTCGAACTCAAAAACCATAGATGGGATTCTAATAACATAATGCGTAATATCTGTACCAGAAACTACTGCTGTAGCTTTACTCCCTCCAATTAAAGTTCTAATAGCGCTTGGAATTTCATAATCTCCCCCATCCCAGCTTGTATCTGTTAGATAACAAGATGCTTGAGAAAACAAATCCATATCTTCTTCGTTTGATCTCTCCTGTACTGGATACCTTTGATAGTGATTTGAACCAACCGACCCTTGCTGATCATGTACTGAATATGCGGTATAATAAGTTGATGCTTTCTCTAAATTAGAAAGCTCTCCAACCATCAATGCACCTTGATTGATTAATTCAGAAGCTTCAACGCTCTCATCTGTGTAAAATTCTATATAATTATTGTAAATATCAAACTGCTTTTCCCAGCCCAAATTAACATTAAGCTTATTATTGTCATCAGCTAAAAGCCTTCCATTTAATTGTCGTGGAACAACTCTATATACCCTAGCTCCAGCATCTCCAAGCTTTACTGTCAATATATCTTGATCTGGCAATATGCTAGCTTGCCTATCTGTATAGCTATCATGAGTAAAATCTGGCAAATCAAGCATTTGTTTTATTCCAGCGATATTACCATTATTAAAGTAAGTTCTATCTGCAATTACTTTTATTTTATTTTCATCATCTATATATGTGATTGCTGGGGCTTCTTTTAAATGTCCATATAAGATTGGCACTCTTTCTTCGTTGTAAACTTCGTAAGTGTTTGTTCCTTCGTATAAAGTATAATCTTTGTGAGGTAATTCTTGGCTTAGTGCATCTGAAGCGAAATCATCGCATTGCAATGTTACTGTTTTATCATCATGCGAGTATCTAGTTACCTTTAATAACGCTAAATCAACAGAATTTCCTTGGCTTGTAGCTAGGGAAATCCTCACTGTGGCATTTAGCAGGCTTCCTTCAACTCTATCTGAAAACCTATCCATATCAACTGATGGTTTATAGTTGCTTATAGTTATGTTTCCACTAGACATCTTCACTTTTTTACTTTTGATGTCAATAGATTCTTTAAGCCCTTTAACGTCTAAACCTAAGTCTTCGTAATATTGTGTACCATTCTGCGAGGTAGAATAATTCCCCTCTCTTGTAGATATAAAAAAACTACCACCATCAATAGATGTGATAGCTAAGAGGATAGAAAAATTGTCTATATCATTTGAAAGGTCTTGTTTTATTTGATCTGGTATCGTTATCATGAGATTCCGAAGTCTACACCTTTTCTGACAGCTTCAGATATTTTATCAGCAAGCTCGCCCTCTACAAAATCAGAGGATAATACATTGCCAGTTACATTTACATTGATAGCCCCGCCACCTTGATTCATTCTTGATAGATTGTTTACTCCGATAGACTCTACTGCACGTCTACTCATGACAAACTCGCCTTGTTCTGCCTCTATAAGCGTTCCGCCTTGACTATGCCTTCTTCCTCCAACAACACCACCTTGCTCGAACTTTCTAATATTATTTGCCATTGCTGTGGCGGCTGCAAATTCTATACCTGCCAATATTCCAGGCATGGGGAAAGGGACTAACGGGTTTGCTGCCAATTCTTTATGAGTAGCTAATGAAATTCTAACCGCATCAACCATCGCAAGAGCAAAAGCTATATCTTTTTGTTCTTTTTCATTTTTACTTAATGCGCTTGCTAACTGAAGCGAATTTTTAATTCCGCTTGCATAGGCATCATCCCTTGCTTTTGTCAATGCTTCTGTTTTCCTCCTCTGGATTTCAAGCAGCTCTATTTCTCGATCCGCTATATCAAGTAGCTCTAAATTTACTTCTGTTTGCTGGCTCATTATATACCACAGTTCTTCTTGAGCCTCAGCGTAGGTAATAACCCCATCTGTCACCTTTTTCTCAATTTTCGTTTTCGCATCAAGCAAAAGATGTTCAGCATTTTCAGCATTTTCCCTCCTATAGAGTAACTGTAAACGGGCTCTCTCCATTTCAAGATCTTCCTTTGAAAACTTTCTTCCAGCATCACGCAAATCATCAGCTAGGATACTGTTGTCTATTATTTGAAGTTCTAACCTATTTTGCTCTGCCAGCGCAAGTATTAAACTGGCTGTATTCTTTCGCTTTTCTTCATTGGCAGTCGCAAGATCCTTAGCATTAGCTAATCTAGATTCAGCATCCATTATACTCTCTATAATTTCTTGCTCTCTCGCCATTGTTTCTACAAGATCACGATTACTATGAAAACCACCGTATACATTCAGTAATTCGTCAAATTTGCCAGCAACATACTCCTCCTGGCTTTCCCAACCCATAGCAAATGCGTGTGCAAGAGAAACTCCATCATCCTTAAAAGTTTTCTTCAAATCTTCATCGAACATATGTTCTAGGTCAAATCCAGCTTCTTGTGTAATTTTTGATAGAAATGTAAGCCTAGATTGGTACTTTGCAAGTTCATCAGGAGACAATATTATATCTGAGACATTATGTCCCCTTAGCTTGACATGTTGTCGTTCTAGATTTGTAAGCGTTGTGCTAAGACCAACTATGGATTGATTGTAATTATTAATTTTTTTACGTGTTCTTTCTAACTCTTTCGCATAATCTTCTTGTCTTTTCTTGCTTTCCTTAACCAGACTGTTATGTTCTCTTAATTTAACATTACCTTCTACAATTTCTTTATTTACTAGGAATATTTGTTTGACCAGTTTACGTTCTTCATGAGTAAGTTTTCTTCCTAGCTCTACCTGCTTCTTTTTTGTTTCAATATATATTAAAATTTCATCGTCTGTTTGCCCAATCGAATCACGCTCAATCTTTAATAGAGCTAGTTGCTTTTCCATTGATTTGATATTATCAAGTATCGCCTCATCTAATTTCCTAAGTGCCTCGATCTGCTCCTCTACCTCATCTGTAGCATCATCGGTGCTTCCTCCAAATAGTCCCATCTGATATGAAAGCTCTCCTATGGCTAAGATTGCTATTCCAAGACCTGATTTTATAAGCCTTGCCCTCATTACTTGAAGCTGTACATTAACCCAAGCTAAAGCCTTGCCAAAATGACCAGTAGCTATACTTAGTCCAACCATAGCCACTGTATAAGCCCTTATTCTTGCTGGATTTATCGATTCTGCTAATACTTTCATTCCCTTTGCAACTACTAAAACGACTGGAGCTAGAACTTTACCAAATGCTTCCCCAGCATCCCCAACTGCATTAGCAGTTGCTCTTAGCTGACCGATAGTGGTTTTTAATTCACCCTCAGCAAATCCACCATATAGTTTTTTTATGTTATTAACTACCGATTCTAGCCTTTCTGTACTACCAGCAGAACCGTCTGCCTCAATTCCATATCTTGATAGAGAGTTTGTAGAAGAACCTATTGATTTAGCCACAAGGTCTGAGGCTGTTTTTAAATCCATCCCTTTAGCCGCAGCGAGGTCTAAAGTTGCTTCTGTAGCTAATTTTATTTGATCTTCATCTTTTATAAATGCTGCAATACTTGTTTGAACCCCAATTATTGCCTCATCTCCAAATGTTGTCACTTTTTGTAGTGCTGTAGCTTGATTTAAAAGTGCTTTAGAAGTACGACCCAGAGCTATAGATAGTCTTCTCTCTGCCAGTTCTTGCTCTCCGAATAATTTTACAAGCTTTAAAACGCTTTGCGATACTAATGTTGCGGCAAATGAGGCAAGTAACATCTTTGAACGAATAACTGCAAATGATCCACCTAAAACCCTGGTAGTTGTATTAAATTTATTATAAGAATTTTTTAGTTTTTCAACAGCAACTTGATTTCCTCTCATTGCTTGAGATACTGTTCTAGTGGAAACTCCTAAGTCTCTCCAAGTTTTATTCTGAGCGCCAAGCTTTGCGGTTAAGGATAGAGTAGTGGAATTTAATTTACTGCTAGCTGCTGTTACTTTTCTAGTACCTTTTTCTAGTTTCGACTTAGCACTAGCCAATTTATTAATAGCATTTATTAATCTTTCATGACCATCGGCTTTAAACTGTATTAATATTTCATTTGCCATCTTTTATCGCCTTATTTGTAGCTTTATTCATTTTGTTCTTTATTATAAATGATTTCTGTACCCATCGTGCTGGTTGTTGCCCGTAAGAACCTGGGTATGGCTGGGTGTTGAAGTTGTCACAGTAAACATATCTTTGAATATCTCTTTGTAAGTCTTTATCGTAGATGATATTATTGCAAGCAAAGAATGGGAGTTGGCTTTTAACAGAACCACTTACGCTAAAATCCTTGCCACTTTTCTCATTCATCTCCTTAGTTTCTTCAATAATGAGTCCTATCACATCCCAGACATCCTTTTCGCAAGTAAATGTCCGAGATTCATACACACCATCAACCATTACGGGCAATCTAGCCTCATAAGGAAAGTTATGGAATTTACAGCCTCCACATGGTTTTATAGAAACATTAAGCTCTATTTGGAGGCTTTCTTCTCCCCCACAAGAATATGCTCTTGTAATGCTAAGAAGATTTCCGTTCTATCATTTATAGAAAGCGTTTGCAAAAACTTATCAGAGCTATCTCCACTTAGACAAGTCCTAAGCCACTTAGTAATGGTAGTGTTCATCATCTTAACATTTCCAACACTACCATCTTCGTTATATTGATATTCCACAGAATCAAGGAGCATATCCTTTTCATCTATTGATACATCTTTAAAAACAACTTTCTTACCAGATTCAGTTTTAAATTCCATTTTTTTTCCTTTTTATTTATTATTATGCTAAATCAAATAGTATTACGTTGCCTGACTCTTGATTTAGTGCCTTCATTTCAACATCTAGCAACATCGCATCACCTTCATTGTAAGCCACATTAGTCAAAACGCCACATGGTATTTGAATAGAAGTAGCTGTATCAGTTGTTTGGTTTATGGTGAATAAATCTGCTGCATCGTGAGCTGTTTGCGTATCAAATGTAGATGGTAAATCCATTGTAACACTATCAAGTTTTACAGTTGCAGTTGCAGTTACAGAAATTTCTTCACTTCTTCCAAAACAAGCATATCCTGCGCCTTCAGCAACACCATAATATACTGCTGGACTATCAACAGTAACACTAAATGCAGATAAGACTGGATTAACGCTTGCAATTCTAACTTCATCAATATCAATAGCAGACATATCTACATGATCAGCACTGTATGCTGTTCCAGCAGCAGCACTCTCTTCTGTTAAATCTGGCACTCTACCAGAACTAATTGTAGCGCTCCACTTATATTGACCACCGTCTGTACCCATATCTGCATTTATACTAAAGTTTGTGCAAAGACATCCCTTCATTACTATGTTCTGAGCATCATTCCTATCAGGAGATGCCAAAACAAGTGTAAATGTCTTATTAACTTCAGACTCTCCATACTTTCCTACGGTCGCTGATGGTGCTGCGCCTATTGACACATCAATAACTCCATCTGGAGTTAATCCGTTAGAGCATACGCTCTGCAATAACATCACATGACCACCATCTTTGTGCCATGTCCCCGATAGAGATATTTCTACTGTTCTCATATCATTATCTTGGAAAAAGTCATCAATGTGCGCCACTCTACCAGTTTGACTCCTTACAGATGTTACCTGATTTACATTCAAAGACGGGAATGAAATTGAATCTACATCTAACTGGTACAACCCAGAAGTTAGGTCTGGGGCAGTCCCTGTTGTTGTTTCCTCTATAACCCAAGCTTTGAAATCCCTTGGGGAAAATACTGCATTAGCCATCTATTTAACCTCCTTTGGTTTAGGTTGCTTTTTATTTTCAGTACCTATTGTTTCTACTTTATCTTTTATAAACCTATTTATTTCTTCAAGTTCTACTGTTTTACCTTGTTCGAGAGCAAGCCAATCACTATACGATAAACCACAATGATTATCCATAGATGATAAATGTACTCCCTTTTTTAGTTTTACTTTCATAAAACCTCCTATCCTACGTTAGCTAAATGTTGTCCCGCCCAAGTAAACTGAACAACATATTCGTTTTCGTCATCTAAAGCATTTAGCTCAGTTGCATTAATTCGACAGTTAATACATTTTGAGCTATCAGTAAGTGTCATTGACATATTATCGTGTATTAATGCTTCAATTCTTGATGTGTATCTTAATACATGGTCAAGGGAGGTTTTTTTGATATTTTTATCTAAAAAATAATAATACATATTTATATTATACTCTCTTAACTCCGCAGATGCCATATACGTTAAAAGCTCGCTCCCAACTGGATCAAGTCTAATAAATTGCGTTCCCGCTTGTGCAGACTCGTGTCCTATATATATAGGAACTGCGCCCTTAAATTCTGTTCTTAAAATGTTCTGTAATTTATCAAGAATATTCTTAAAATTGCTAGTGAAAGTTATAGCCATTATTAAATTCTTCCAGTTCTAGTCATTTTTATTCCCTTTAAGTCGCTAGTATCAACCTCTTCATACATTCCTCTTACCTCAACCTCCCATTCATCTGTCGCAACAGCTTCTGAGGCATCTGTAGTTCCAGCGAATCTAATTTCCAGACCATAAGCTAAAGTCTGATAATCTCCAGTTATCTTTTCATCATCCACGACCTTATCTTGCTTTAACCCATCACTATTTTTGACCCACACATTATATGATGCTGTGCCTATAGCTCCAGCATCTTCTATTTCTAATTTAATTAAGTCATAATCAACGCCACCAGCTTTACCTCTGAAATCTACTGGTCTAACAGCCCCAGTATAGGTAACATCTCTTAATACACCCCTAGAAGCATCTCCTGTGTTCTGCCAAGATAGTGCTGCCCTACCTTCATTTAAAAGCTGTACATTATTATCCGCTTCTTCCATTATTGCCGCAGCTAATTCAGATGTAGGGTCTTTAGTTCTAACCATAAAAGCAGCAGCGTATAGTGATGCTGTTCTTACTATCATATAATCAAAATTACCATTTTTATCTTTCAGCTGATTCTTTGGGAGCTTAGGATCAAGCCTTGAATCTAAATATCTACTTGCATCTGTTCTGAATTGGGTTACCATAGCAGTAAAAAGCTCTCCTGCCTCCATTAGTTTATCTACAGGGGTGCTAGCAGAATAATAGTAAAGCACATCATCGGTAGCATTGTAAAACCATTCTCCCTCAACATTTAAGTCGGTGTGAGCAGATTGTGCTGCCCCTAAAGATTCACCATCTACAAATAACTGATTTACCGAACCACTATTATGCGCAGCATATTTATTAGTTGTAACTTCCACCCATCCATATATGGGAACTTTTTGGTCAAATTCATCTAACTGAGGAAATACTCTTTTTAATTCTCTGTGCGTACAATATATTGGTGCTGATGCCATATTTATCTCCTCTTAATGGATTTTCTTTTTCTTTTCATTTTCATCTTCTTAGACTTCTTAGGTCTTCCTCTTTTTTTTCCGTATGTACCTTTACCGTATGGCATAATTATCTCCTAAAATGTTTCTACTTTTAATACTGCGTTACCTTTTTGCTGTGGGGTATTTCCAAGCACTTCAATAAGCGAATTAATTTTAGCTGAATCTGTCGCATCTTGTTTTCCAGATAGTGGAGAATTGTACAATGCGCTAAAAACAAACTCTGCGTTAGGGCAGCTACTAATAGTCCAATCTACAGCGCCAGTTTCATAATTAATACTTCCCACATCAGAACCTCGATACATCAGTCTTCCATATCCATTATCTCTTACAAATATATCTTTATAAGATGCTGAATAAGTTACTGGGTCGTAAGTGGTATCAACCTCAAGTCTCGCAGCTACAGCGCTTGGAATACTAGCCAATGCTGGGATTCTACCATTTGCTTGAGCTAGGAATCTAACTGATGCTCCACTACCACTTGTTCCAGCAGTTAAAGCTATCGCTGAAGTTGAAAGTTTAGTTTGAGATTCAAATATAACATCTCCGTCTTTGATAAACACATTTACTTTCTTTTCAAATAAATTTCCTGCTGTATAATAAGCTGTATCTAAAGCATTTTGTATTTTTTCTATTAATCCATTTGATCCACCAAATTTGGTATTACTTGAATCTGTTGTAAAATTAATTTCAAGGGCAGAACCACCATCTGCTGCTACCGTTAGATAATATGCAGTTGAAGCAGTTAGACCAGTTTCTGTATTTGGCGTAATATCAGATAAGCCAAGACCTTGATAGCCTTTAGTATAAAACTGTATTGCTACTGAGCCTGGAGTTATCCCACATAGTGCTGTGGATTGTCTTCCATATCCAAAGAAATTCATAGCCTTAAATCTTCCACGACCATCTGTCTGAGCTACACTATACCTGTCATAATCATGATAAGCGTTAAAAAATGGAAGCCTCACAGCTACATCATCAGCGTGGGTAGCTGCTGTAGAACCATGGACACCTCTTTTAACTGTAATTGTGCTATTAGCCAAGTCAGCTCCAGTGCCAACTGTCAATACTTCAAGTATTTCATTCTCAAGCCTAATCAAATCTCCAGCCCTAAGAAATTTAGAGTGTCCATTTTCTAAATATATAGTTGTGACTGTTGCATCTGAAGCAACATCTCCAGATGTTGCTGTGTCTATATTTGCTGTAGAATCTAAGTATTCATTTGCATGCGGAGATGCTTCTGTAACTACATCACCTTCATATAGGTCTGTGTCCTCATCGGTCATTATGCCTCTAACTGCGGGCATTGTGATTACTTCTCCAGGGCTTAATAGGAAATGTAAGAAGTTTTCGTTTCCAATAGTGTCTTCATCTGTCCATTGTTGAAATCCAAAAATTGCTATAGCTGGGAAGCTTCCAGTATTAGAAACCTTAACCATAGAAATATCGCCAG